GACCAGCGACAGCGTTTGATCCTGCACCTAAAGTTCTATTTGCACCTAGTGTTACTTTTGCAACAGGAGATGCCGCAACATCCCAAGAAATAGTTGATGCATCTGTTAGTGTGGCTTCTGCATTAAAAGCTGCAGCACCAAATATAGAAGTACCTCCAGCTGACATATCTAAAGTTAACGCTGTTACAGCAGCGCCACCATCATCACCTTTAAATATAATATCTTTGTCTTGAACACTTGAAGTTATAACTGCATCACTAGAACTATTACTAATATCAAGAATTGAAGTTCCACCAGATTTAAATGTTACATTGTTACCCGCTGCATCTAATATTATGTCAGCAGCAGCATCAACAGTAAGATTATTAGCTGCAATGGTCATGTCTGTGCCATCACCTGATATTGTTTCTGAAGCTCCACCAAATTGTATGAAAGAATTGTTTCCTAAAATAATATCATGATTAAATGTAGCTGTTCCTGCATCACTACCATCTAAAGTTAACATAGTAATATCTGCAGTATTGTCTGTGCCTTTAAATATAATATCAGTATCATTAGCTGTTGCATCGATTGTAATATTACCTGAAGTAGTTGATATTGTTACTGCCGCATCACCAGCTGAAATATCATCTGCAGCGATTGATGAAACTGACTGTGCAGCAAAAGATAAGTTTCCAGAACCATCTGTTTTTAATACGTGGTTATTAGATCCGTCTGCTGATGGTAAAGTAAAGGTAACATCACTAGTTGAAGCTGGTCCTTGAAGTGTAATAGCATTTGTTCCATTATCTGAGTCTTCAAAAAATTTAACAAACCCAGCACCTGTTGCACCATTTTTAGTTTCAATACCTGCGTTAGCTGTTACTCCTGCATTAAATGAAGCTGCACCTGCAGCTGACATATCTAATGTTAAAGCTGAAACAGTAGCGCCACCATCATTACCTTTAATAATAATATCTTTATCTGATACTTTTGATTCTATAATTACATCGCTTGATGAATTATGAATACGCATCATCTCAGTGCCATCATCTTCATAAATAATACCACTACCTGCTGTGCCAGCATCTAATGTAATACCACCTGCAGATTCTACATTAATAGAATCAACTGCAGTTCCATCAGATACAATATCTAAATCACCGTCTGCGTTAGATCCAATGGTTAAACCAGAATCTCTAAACTGTATAACACTAGCTGCATTTAATAAAATACCTGTATCTGCAACGTGTGTAATCGTTACGTCTTGATCGTCTCCTAAATTAATAACTGCAGCATCAGCTAAAAATAAATCTGAAAATTCTAAAGATGAAGTACCAAGAGCTGCTCCATCACTTGCATCTGGAACAAAAGCTGTTGTTGCTGTAATTGTGGTTCCTTGAACTGTGCCAGTAGAAGTAATTGCACCAGATCCAACTGTTCCTGCTAGTGTAACGTTAGCTCCACTAAATGTTGCAGCAGTTGTTGTTCCTGATTTTATAATTAAATTACCAGATGAATTAGTTAAACTTCCGTAAGTTGTACCAGCATCTTTTAAAAATACATCTGCACCATCAGCATCTAAAACAATATCTCCTGCAGCATCAAGAGTTAAGTCACCAGAACTTAAATCTATTTCAGTTCCATCAATAGTAATGTTGTCAACGATAACACCAGCATTAGCTGTAACTGTTGAATTAAAAGATGCAGCTCCTGCTGCAGACATATCTAGTGTTAATGCAGTGATTGCAGCTCCACCGTCATCACCTTTGACAATAAAATCTTTATCTTGAACACCTGTTGTAATAACAAAATCACTAGAAGAATTTGATAGTGTTGCAATTGTTGTGCCACCATCTTTAAATAAAACATCTGCACCATCAGCGTCTAAAACAATATCAGCAGGTGAATCTATTGTAATATCTCCACTTGACGTTGCAATTGTAACTGCAGCATCTCCTTCTGAAATATCATCGGCTGCAACACCTAATGCAAAACCTGTATCAACAATATTTGTTCCATCTGCAAAAACTAATTTTGAAGTTTTTTCTGTTGCAGCAAAAGTAACTCCAGTTCCTGAAGCTGTTTTAAACTGAACCGTATGTGATCCTGATGTTGCGTTTTTTACAATGTAAACTTTTTCTAATGAGTCTGGAACCGTTACAATTTGATTACCTGTTATTGTTCCTGTTAATTCAATAATTGCTTGTCTTGCATCACTACCAACCGTAGCATTCGTAATACTTAATGCAGTTGTTTGTGAACTACCAGCGATAGATTTTGCAACATAACCAGATGTAATTTCTTGAAACATCTGTAGGTTAACATTAGTTTTATCACCCCAAAGACCCGATGCTTCTCCTGTTGCTATAAGTTCTATTCCTAGTGTTGAAAATGATGATGCCATATTTTAATCCTACGGTGTTGGAGAGTTGACTGGTATTCTGATTGTGCCATCAGTGTAGTCATCTCTTCTACGTTGTCCTATTTGTTCGCCTCCAAATTTTTGTATCTCAGTTTGATATCTTCGTTCATAGTATTGTATCATATCTTGTGGTCCTTTCAAGAATCCAAATGCTTCTACTAAACATGCGTACAATAAACCATTAGGAAAGTTTAAACTAATATAACTTGTTTCATTACTGCTTGCTTCTAATTTATCTGGAATCTTTGTAAAGTGTATCTGAACCACATATGCTTGATCAGGCACAGGCACCACTCTAATTTTACCTGAGTTTGTTGCTCCATCGCCAGTCCCACCTTGACCCATAGCATAATATTTAGGTTGACCGGTAGAAGTATTAGCTGAAATATACTCCTCTAAAAATGTTACATCTTTTTTAATTAAATATTTATTAGCACCCGTTGATCCAGAAGTTGCATCAAATACTTGCACTGCTCTAACAACATGTGCACCGGCAGGTGAATTTACAAAGTCTTGATCAGTTGTGAAGTTTGTAACTTGTATATCTCTGTAAGCATCAATTGGAACATCTCTATATATTCTATACTCAGCATCTAACACGATACCTTCAATAATAGTGTCAGATAAAACAGTGCTACTAACTTCTGTGTAGTTTCTAATTTTTGTTCTTAAATTTGTATAACTTATTCCTGACATATTAACTCTCTAATGTAGCTGGTCCAGAGGTGCAAAATTCTCCTCCTCCAGATACTCCTCCCGTTGTAGCGGTATTAGTATCAACAGTAAAGGTATAAAAGTCATCTGTTGTACCACTAATCACATTACCACTAGAATCTTTTCTACCCACTGTAATAGAGTAACCTGCTGACTTTGCAATATTTGATCCGGTTACACCATCAAAACTTTTAGGGTTTTCAAAACCATCTGGATCTGATGTTGTTGATACTGGTCCTCTAAATCTAACTGTATCCCCGGTTGATCGACCATGATTTTTTTCAGACACATTTATAACACCAGATCCTGAAGCCATTGTTTCAAATGAATTTGGTTCTAATAATATTAACGCTTCTGGTTCTGTTCTATCAGTTCTAGAATCTTGTAAAGCTTGTGGATCTCCAGCATATGCACGTGGCTCTAGTTGTGGATGTTTAGATTCATATTCTGATATATGAACCAAAGATCCATTCCACTCTTTAACCATTTCATTATATGGAAATTCCATACCAGATCTATCTGATATTGCTTTAGCGTGTCTTCCTTTTGCAAATCCTGTCATTATGTACCTGGGTAGTAAGTTTTAGGTGTTATGAAAGAACTAGAAGAAGATCCATCTTCTGCTAATGCTCTCGCAAATTCATCTTCATATAATAATTTCATTGTTTGTATTCTATCTGGTGCGTACTTTTGTGCTAAGTAATAAGATAATCCAGATACCATACAAGGTACAAATCTATATGGAACATCCGTTGCATCAGTATATGTAGCATCTACATCTTGTATTCTTTTAACATAATAAATATGTAAATCTTTTGATGCGTTAGAAGAGTCTGCTGTTGGATAAACAGTCAATGTTGTTTTATCAATTAGCCTTTGCACATAATATTGTGAAGGTGTGCCTTTTGATAATTTATTAGCTAATGCAGAATAAGTTGCTCTATTTATTTTTGTAAGAGCTTGATCTGCTTGTGTAGTTTGTGTTCTATTACTTCTAAGAGTTGCTTCTAATATATCAGCAACTCCAAATACACTTGATGTTGCATTAGTTGTAGAACTTGTACCATCACCGGATGATCTAAAAAAATTATATTCTGTTTGGCCTTCAATTAAATCTATATTAGTTTCAGCAACTTCCCAATAATGAACACCTCTGTTACCCCACTCTTGAAATAGAATATTTAGAGATCTTCTTGCTGTTTTTAATTGATATCCTGAAACAGATTGTAATCCGATTCTTTCGTATGCCTCTTCAATAATCTCATCGACTGCAAAAGTTTTATCAAACGTTACTGTTCCAGAAGTAGTATTAGCCATCTACCCTCCTAGTAATTTTTTATAAACTCTGCAACAACTGTATAAGTATTTCCATCATCAGCTGCACCTGGAACAACAAAATTTACGTCGTTTTGATTTGAGTTTGATGAAGTGTTTGCTGGTATTCCACCAAATTCTCTAAAGTCCCAGTATCCAGAATCTATTAAAGTTATGATTGGAATATCTCCATCAGAATCTTCATAGTCTAAACGAGCAAAAGAGTCTTGACCATCTCCATTTGAACATGACCACCAAACTCTTTGTAAACTTACTGTAGTGCAAGACTGCCCTTGAGCGTTAGCTGCTAGTGCAGATACATCTGCAAATACAGTTGTTCCACCGGTTCCATCTGATTGGTTTACTATTTTTATGGTCACTCTCTTGTCATTTTGTTGCAAGATAGTTGGACCTGTTACTGTGTCTGCCATTGTTTCCCTCCTTAATCAAGAAACTGTGGGGGCCAAAGCCCCCACAAATTATATATTACTGATTCGCGAATGCAGGTGCATCTGCACTTTCTGCATAACCGTGAATAAAGTAATTCGTACTATCTTTAGCTACAATATTAATTTCAAAGCAACCAAAATCTGTAAGAGTTAACTTTGAGTTAGAGCTTCCGTTAGAGTAAATTGATGCGTTATCAGCATTTGAATCTAAATGAACGATACAACCAATGAAAAAGTTAGTATTCCCTGGTGTTACGATAATTAGATTTTCTGCTTCTTCTGCAGCGCCACCATAGATCAATTTGTAAGTTTGACCAGCAACTGGTGCAGGTAAAGTAATTGTTCTGTTAGCTGCGATTGCAGGAACCACAAGAGTTCTTCCACTGTGTGTTGCAGCGTCAAGAGTTTTATTCTCATCTCCTAATGCTACGGGTGCATCACCCATAGTGATGATTTCAGTAATAACTCCAGTAGTAGAGTTTTTACTCACAGTTTTAACTGTGCTTTCAGATCTAACTGGACCTGAAAAAGTTGTTGTTGCCATAATTATATCCTCCTAGTTTTGAACATGGTCTCTAGGCCGTCGACTATACTCGTCCATGCTCAAATTAATTGTATAGTAATTTTTCTATATATCAGATTACTGAAAAGTGCAAGGTATCCTTATGAAGTGTAACCACTTTTATGTGTTGCCTAGTTAGCTAGCGAAAAGATGTGTTTCTAAATCCTTAGCGTTTCTAGGGCTTTCTTGCTCTCTTAGGATAGATCTAATAACTGTTTTGATCTCATCTCCTAGAGCTGACATTTCAGGTGTTACTTGTCCTTGGTTTTCAAGAAACATCTCGTTCCATTTAGACTCGAGTCTTAGTTTCTTCGAGAACAGTAACATTTTGTCTTCTGCCATCTTCAACCTCCTCGTAGGTTATATAAAAACCTGCATTATATCTTAACAGATTTGGTTCCCATTCTATATCATTTTTTCCTATATAGTCAATGATTTCTTTATGGGCATCTTTCATTTGAGAGATAGGTTCTTTTCTTTTAATATTAAATTTAGTTTGTAATTCTTTGGTGTAAATTTTAAAGACGTATTCTTTCATGAGTTTCTTAATAGCATAAAAAAAGGGGGCCCGAAAGCCCCCTTTAGTTGTAATATTTTAATTATTACGCTCCTGGTGATCCGAAGATACCTCTAGGGTCTGAGAATCCAAATGAATATCTCTCTCTAGCTTTGTATCTAACGTTTCCAGTAGTGAAGTCACCTTCCATAGCTGTTTTCACAGGTGATCT